AATATCTCTTGATACTTCTGGGTTACGATATTTAACATAAGGATCTTTCTCGAATGAACGACCTGTAAAATAGTTTAGGTTTCCATTAGCATCGTAAGAAGGTATAATAACCATATTTGTATATCGACCACTGTCACAATAGCCAATATTATACTTTATAATATCGTCAATATTAATGTTTCTCGATTTTAGGTATGCCTTGGCGTGACGCGCTACAATATCATTGTTATCTACAAGAGACTTCAATTCTTTAGGTAAAGACAAGACATGCTCAACAACAACCTCTTGAACTTCAGCCCCAGTTTTTACTAGTTTTTTAAGTTCGGAAAATTGTTCTGCTGATGCTTTTACTTGTTTAAATAGACTACGGAGAGTTTTGCCCTGCTTATTGCAGACCCAACAGTGCCAAGGGTTATGTCCTTGTTTGTTTTCTGTAAAGTTAATCTCTAGTTTAGGTTTATGGTGGTGGCAGAAGGGGCAATTATAAGCTTGATTACCCCTCGCTGTTCTTTTACCAGCACCTAAAACCGAGTTAACTAAATTAACAAGTAGTTCATTTACCATATAACCATTAATATACGAAGTGTCCTTTGCTAATCAAAGTCTTTGGTGAAAAACTTACCGAGAATGTTATCGTTAAAAAATTCATCGGGTTTTTCTAACACTTGGTATATCATTTGATATTTTACTTCGTAGTAAGTTAATAACTTTTTTGAGGGGGCACAAGCTATAATTTGACGTTCAAAATTATCTAAAGGTTCTTCTTTCATAAGTTCCTTTAAGTATTTATTTGAACCCCAATAAGTTTGCCAATCTGATTCTTTAACTGCAAGTCTGTAGGATGGTCTACGACCTACTACACCTTCATATTCGGCTAATTCTTTTTTGGTTAATTTTACTTTGCGAGTATGTTGTAATACTTTTTTTCCTATGTATGCTTTACCACTAGGGATATGTACGACTCTATAAATAAAGCCAAATGTTTCATTTGGGAAGTCAGAGATTCCCGTAATTTCTTCGTTTTGATATGTCCAGTTCATGATTTACAGATCTAAGTTTACTAATATGGTAGTATCTGTAGTTTGGGAGCTTTGGATTGGCTGTGACAATTTTGCCACTGCTACTAAATTTTGATCGTCATCATACAACCCAATTGAGGAGATGTACGGATTAAAATAAGAACCTGTTGCGTAATCGTATAAAAACTCACTTGGCGTATAAAACGTCCCGATAGAGCTTGAATAAGCTGTACTACCTGATGAGATAGATGGATTTAAACTAAAATTAAATTCACTTTCTCTAATTGTACATTTATATTGATTTTCGTAAATTTTAAAGGATGATTTGAAGGAACAAGTTGTATTTGTATTAATAACAGCTTGATCAGGAACAAAATCTCCTGAAGCGGATGTAAAAATAGCCATCCCATGTTCGTAAATAATGTTACCTACTTGGACTGAACCTGAAAGTAGGTTGCCTTCCCCATCATCTGTAATAGATCCTGTGCCATCTAAAGTATAAATAAATGATTTTGGTTGGATGTATTCACCAAATAATCTAGATGGGATTGAAATAACACCAATTGTGGAATTTGAAGCAGTTGGAAAATATCTTGATGGAGTTAAGGTGCTCGAAAGATAATTATAATAGTTTGGGGTACTAATTGAACCCGAAATTTCTTCTCTAGGAATTGCACTACTTTCATCCCCTCTACTAGAAGAGATAAAGTTTGAATAATACAATTCTTTAACAGAACTATAAATTTGTCTTTGATACCTTTCAGTAATTTCTCCTGTTGTGGTGTCTGTTGCTGTTTCGAATAAAGAGCCACTTAGGTTTTTACCTATGTAACGATCTACTCCAACATTAAATTTGTAGGTATCATAATCAACCGAGGAAGTATAGTACGTACTGTTATTAAGATTAAATTGCTTATTAACAGTAAACGGGACTAACTTAATGTCCTTGGCTAAAAATTGTTTGAATGCACTCATTCATTTTAGAAATCTAGTTTCACTCTTACAAGTGTCTCTTTAGTAAAATCTTTTTCTAAAGGTCTTGATAATTTAGCTACTGCTACTAAATCGTTGGTATCATTATATAAACCAATAGTTGTAACATAGGTTTGGGGTGAGTTAATAAATGATTGATATAATACTTCACCTGTTGAACCTGAAATAAATGATGGGTTTTCTGAATAGTTAAATTCACTGTTTCTTGCTCTTACAAAAATATAATCAGAAGAAATAGTTTCTTCAGAATTTACTTTAAAAGATTTACCACGGTTAAGAGCAGCAAATAGTTTTGAATTATTATCATTATCGGTATCTGATTGTCTTTGAGTTCCCAAAGAAATACCACCTCCATTATTTGCTGGGGCTGTATCTAAAGCAGCAGCATTTAAAATAGCAACACCAATGTCTGGTAGAAGTAAACCATAAGAACCACTATCAGCATGGTATCCTGTTCCAGAATGAGCAGAACCATTAGAACCTGAAATCAATTGGTAAATTCTACCAGCATCACCATATTCTACTACAGTTGTATCATTTGAATTATCTGTAAGATCAAGTGTGCGGTTAGCAGCTGAACCTGAAAGAGTTAAGTTAAATGAACCTAAGAAAATTTTTTCTTTATATCTTGCTCTTTCAAAGTTAATTACATAAAAGTCAGATTGAGTAACACCACCAAAAGTAAACGAAGCATTTTCATCACCTAATACTTGATTTCTATATTGACCATAGATGCTTCTAGTATATGATTTACCATCTACGGCATCATCGTATAACAAACTACCACTACCCTTAGAGTTAGCGTAAGCAATATCAAATTGAGTTGCTGCTGAGGTTTCTGAGGAAGCCGTTTGGTATACTGAGAGGTAATAATTACCAGCGGCAGAAGCTGCTTGGGTAGAAGAAGTATAAAAAGCAGTCAATGTAGGATTACCTGTACTCCATAAAGTAGCAGAAATCGAGTCTGATGAAATTACGAAATCGTCTGCTTGTAATTGTTTAAATGATGCCATTTGTTATGTTTTTTAAACTGTTCTAGTAATAGTAACTGGGATAGTTAATCTTGCTCCTGAATCTCTACCTGTTACTGTAATAGTAGTATATAAAGCATTATTTGAACCAAATAATGTATTTACCGTAGTTGCTTTTAATGTAATTGAAGTACCAACAACAGTTTTAGATACATTTGTACCTGTTGTTACAGTTTGGTTAGCAGCTTGAGCTGATGGGGTATCAATTCCGGTAGCAGTAAATGTTGACATTGTTCTTACATCACCAATAGTAGCTGAGTAACCACTAGTTTCAAATAGCTGACCATCTCCTAAATAATTTAAGGTTTGAGGTGTAATTGCTAGTGTAGCTCCTTGTTTTAAAGTAATGGCTGAATATCCTAAATCTAAAATAGGCATTTTAGCTGTACCCCTAGGTAAGGTAACAAGCTTATATTTCATGATTTGTTGTTCATCAGGGAATGCTTCTAAAAGAGGCATATTTTCAATTGCTTGTCCATAGAAAGCAGAACCTGAAGGGTGGGTTGGGTTATACAATGTGTAGTCGATTTCATCATCACCTAGAGCAAATTGAGTAATTCTAAATGAACCATCACCTTTTGCAAGTAATTCTCTACCTTTTTTCGTTAAGATAGCATCGACTGTTACTACCGAATTATTTAAATATCCCATGGGTTAAGTTTTATTATAAATATTGTCGTTTAATAAATATGTTAAATTATATTTTATTTTCCAAATTAAGTTATACTTTTAATAATAGCCTGTGAAGATTCAGGGAAAGTTGTATCAAGCTGATCAGTTACAAATTCAGGTCTCATAGTACCTGGTGAGGTTGAACCTAAAGGTTTTTGGGCATCTAAGATAACATATGAAGCATCATCAACATATCTTCTTAACAAGAAATGATCAAGTGAGCTTGTAACCACATTACGTAAATTATTATTTAATTTAAGTTTTAGTTTACCATCTGCTTGGTTTTCGGGAAGAAGTACATCTTGAATCATATAAGCATAAGATTCAGCTCCTTTAAATCGAATTTCATCACCTACTTGAGCTGTAAAATCTTGAATAATAGGGTCAAATTCTGGGTTGTTTGTGGTTCCATCATAAGGAATAACATCTAACTGTCTTGAACCATACAAATTACTGAGATCAGCTGAGGCTGTAATCCAATTTGTATTAGTAGTATCTATAGACCAATATGGGGTAGAAACTATCCCATTAGGATTGATTTGGTTTGTAGAAGTAAAGACATCTGAGGTAGTATTATTAAATGTTACATTAGCTGCAGAAATAGCACTTACACGTAATAATACTTGAACAGTATCACCATTTTCAAAATCTTGGAAACCTGAATTTAGGGAAATAGTTTTTTGTGCTAAACCAGAGTATCCAAAATAATCTGAATCTAGGATTTGAGCAGTAGTAGGAGCACCTGATGTCCAGTTTTTAACTAACCAAATTTGAACATTACCTGTAGTATTAAACAAATATGTAATTGTAGTTTGGAATTTTACAGGTGAGTCTGTATCTGAGGTAAATGTAAATTTATCTGTAGATAAGTTCCATTGAGAATTTGATTTGGTTGTATCACTCCAGTTATAAGTTGTGTAAGTATTATTAGAGATAGTAAATGTTGAAGATTTATTTGCACCAAATTCATAATCTGTTACACTAAATGAACCCGTATCAAATCCAATTTCATTTACATAAGAACTTCCACTATCAGAATATAATAAGGCATCAACTCTATAACCACCTCTAACAACTTGTTTTTTACCATTTAACTGGTTCATTGGGACTTCAAATCGTGAAGGATCATTTAGGTTAACAAACACATACTCACCAGTTTGGAAAGTACCTTGTGTTAAAGCTAATGAACTTGAATCAGGAGGGATATTATTACCGTCTTCATCTACTAAAAATTGGATATGGGCAATACTTTTATCTTTTAACTCAGGTGATAAACCATTAATAAAATCAAAATAAGCATAATAGGTTTTTTCACTATCTACAGTAGCATTTTTACCATAGGTATTTGTATCACCTTCACTCCATT